GCACAAGGTCACATTCATCGTAACCAGCCGCATCCAGACACTCCTGAATGCCTGCCAGCTTGCAAAGATAGGCATCAATCATGAAATCTGGAATGGAGTAACCGAGTGCAGACAACTGCTGCTTCACCTGCTCGGCTGTTATCTGCACTGCTGCCATGGTTACTTATCCTTTTTGCTTGCCGCCGCCAGCGCCGCTTCCGCTTCTTCAGCGCGTTTGGTTGCACTGTCCAGCTCAACGGCGTGAGCCTGCTTCAACTGCTCGAGCACGTCAGCATGCGCTGTATCTTTTGCTTCTGCGTCTGACTGAGCCTGCTTCAACTGCTCGAGCACGTCATTTAGCTTGCCTTGCAGCGCTGAGGTGTTTGCCGATACAGGCGCAGAGGAAGTTGCCACTTCGAAGGCCAGCTTTTCGCCTTTCTTCTCGGTGCTTTTCTCTGCCTTACCAGTAGCAATCCACTTTTCGGCGATCGCATCATCAACGTCATATACCTGACCAGCATCCAGTTTCTGGAAGCTGGCACCGGCAAAGAGGTTTGCAACCAATACCTTTACGAGTGCCATGTTTATTCCTTAGCTCGAAGCGTAGATAACAGAGAAATGACCGTTGATGTCCTGCTTGACCATCAGGCCAGCAGCGCCCCAGGTGCGCCAGATGTAGTCACTGTTGTAGAACTGGCGCGGGTCGGCAACAGTGCCGAATGCCTGACCGACGATTGGCGCGATAACGCCAGCACCCAGCGGCACAATCAGGATTTGGTTACCTGTAAGCTCGGCATCTTCTTTGATGGCTTCGATACCGGACAATTTGGAGATTTCTTCCAGCACTGTTCGCAGCGCGTTCACATCAAAATACTGCTCCCAGTTCGACATGATTTCGCTGGAGACATACCAGGTTTGCTTGGCGTACTGGCTGTTCTGCACTTTCAGCACGTCACGCAGCGCGATTGCAGCTGCACGCATTGCTTTTGGATCGGTGCTGGTCGCAAAGTTTACGGTCAGGGTTACCTGCCCAACACGCTCATCCGCACGCAGGCCTTTCCATGTTTTGTCATCGAAGCTGATGTAATGGCCTTCTGAGTCGCGGAAGCCATCCCAGATGTAATCGACATACTGACGGCGAACGTCATCAATCGAGCCAGCCTGAGCATCAGACAGTGAAGACAACGCGGAGCCTTTGTTGAATACCGGGTCACGCCAGTTGAATTTGAAACCGCTGTCGTGGATCGGAACCATCGTGCCGTCGAAGGTGTAGGACTTCGCATCCAGAGCCGCGCCAATCTGGCCTGACATGGAAGTGTGCGCCCAGCCACGACCGCCTTTGCGCGCGTATTCGTAGACAGACTCTTCCAGACGTACCGAGCGAGAGAGTGGCATCAGGTCATTCAGCAGCGTGAATTCAGTGTTTGGCTCAAACTCGGCCAATACAGTCTGGTCATACGCCTTATACAGACGACGAATATCATCTACTGCGTTGACAGCATCCAGCGCCGGAGCATTGGCAGCCTCACCACGTACGCGAGTACGTGCAATGAAGTCAGCCACGGCTTGTGCGCTGGCATTACGGGCGAACTGCAATTCACGGAACTGAGACTTGTTAGCCTCAAGGTTGCGCGTCTCGGTCGCTTTCTTTGTGGAAAATGCGAACATACGGTGTCTCCTTACTTAAACACGACGCGCAGAAGGTCACCCGCTACCACTGTGGTAGCCTGGTCTTCTTCGCAATATGCGAATACGGTGTCAGGCGTTTCGCCTGAAATGGTGGCTGCCTTTACCTGACCGTTAGCAACGGTGAGTGGCTCACCTTTGTTGTACGTGCCAGCGACCGCGCGAACGTTCAGAAACATACCCTGCATTGGCTGGATTGCTACGGCCAACTCTCCGGCTGTATAGGCGTCGTCTACCGTTTTGCAGCGCAGATAGTCATAGTTAGCGACATAGGTAATTGCAGCCTCACTCATCGCTGTGAGCGGATTAAAAATGCCATCCAGGAACGTTCCGATAGTGCCAGGTACAACGCCAGAAGCGGCCATACCTTCCCGATTGAGTAGTGGGTTGTAAAACACACCACCGGCGTGAATTACGTGCTTTCCGTCTTTAGCCATTTTCTATTACTCCGGCATGTCGCTGAATGAATCGGAAGAGTTGGACTGGCGGAAGATACCGTTCAGGCCTGTGGATGTTTGGCATTGCGCGAAAAGCTCTTTCAGCGGTTCGCCGTCAAGTGCGTTCACTGCGACGTCAGTCATTTTGAACTGGGATTTCACCGCATCACGCATCTGCTTACGCTCGGTGTCAGCGTTAACGTTGATTTGTCCGTTCAGCGCGGTGACCTGCTCAGTGAGCAACTTCGCCCATGCTGGCATTTCTTCATTGTTGATGACTTTGTCCTTCTCCTTCTTGGCATCCGCTTCTTTCTTTTCGCGGGCGGCCTTCTCTTCAGGCGTTTCTTGTGGCGCTGCATTTTCAGTCATCAACTGGTTGTATGCGTCCATCAGCTCGGCATCGGATTTACCTTCTACCTCTTTGCCTTTGGCCTTCAGCGCATTAACGATGAGTTCTTTCATCGGGTCTGTTTCCTTCTGGGTTGAATCGCTGTTGGCGCTGAATAACGCCTTTAGCTGGTTGAAAAATAATTTAAGCGAGGGGTCTTGCGGGTCGGGAGTGTCTGAATTAGCCAGGTTGACCAATTCAATTTCTGATTCTTCGCCATCAGCATTAACGAAGATGCCGACACCTTCTTCTGGAGTGCCCGCACCTGCCTCGTCCAATAGGATGGCTGTATGATCAAACACCATGTTGGTGACGATTGCGTTGTACTTCTTGCCCTTCGACTCGCCATTGGCGGCGATACCGGAATACAGTAAACCGGTTGAAATATGGATTGGGTCGGCATTAGTTCCGGCGATCATCTCATCCAGTCGATTAACAAGGCGCTTACCCTTTTCGCTGGACTCGGCATATCGACGGTCGACATACATGTCACCTGTTACTTTCCCGCCTGTGTGGCTCACGTTCTGTAGCCATGCGCCGACGTGGTAATTGTTCACGGCACGGACATCGCGAGCCGAAACGTGCTTGCCGTCCACCTTAGGATGACCAAGCGGCATCGGGTTACGTTCAAGCGTGTTATATGCCTTGCTGATTTCTGCTGCCGGGTACAACTTCCGATTCATCACGATATCGTCCACGACAGGCGTGATGCCGCGAACCACGATATGTGGCTTGCCGTCGATGGTTTCAGTGGTGATGTTTGAAGCGGAGTTGACGACGGTTAGCACGTTAACGCGGTTGCGTTTCATGCTGGGTCCTCTTTATGATAATGAATTACAATTAACTGGCATTAGGAGACTCAATGAAATACAAAGTGCTTTTCTATGGAATTATCAATGGTCAGAAGCAGAATTTAGATGCGACATTTGATTCACCGCAAGAGCCTAAATTGACTGACAAAGTTGTAATTAGGGCTGTTATGACTGCCCTATCTGAGGTGGTTACTGTTGATAAGCCAATCTTCTCAATTGAGTATCACATCGAGACGATCCTTCCTCTAGTCTGACGCCCCAAAGCTCTGCCACCGTTTTCTTTCGGTGGCGAGCTTTTCACTCAACCCATCATTGAAGATACTGCCGTCGTCGTTGAGCAGTACTGGGATCTGGCTGCAATAGCAGTTGTACCGATTCCCGTTCTCGGCGTAGAAGTCGCGCACCTCTTCAGTGGTGTAGACCTTGCCGTGACGGCTGGCGTGCCAAAGACGCGTCGTAGGTTTGAGCGCTGACAGCCACATCAGGCCGGTATTTAACCCCATCCTGTCAGCAGCCCAGTCGGTTTCGTTCCACTGTGCCTGTCGCAGCGCGCCGACCTGCTCTGTCTGAGCGATGGTCTTCGCCTTGCTCATCGACACATCGAGGCGCTTGCTGACTATTGCCGCCGTCTCACGAGGGTTAACGCCTCGACCTATGGCATCGGCAATGATGTTGGTCAGGTCAGCACGCGCAGCGTCACTAACCCCTTTCCAGTCGCTATAAGTAGAGACGAACGACGAATTAATTTGGTTGAGGTAGCCGGGGCTACTCAGCAACTGCTGTAACGTCGTTTGACTGGCATAAATGGGCGACTGCACAGACAGATTAGTAAACGCATTCAGCGTGCCGCGCTGGTACTCCTCGGCGACATAATCAAGCGCCCAGATGTCCTGCCCGTTACCTTCCAGCAGATAGTCATCAAGAATCACCTGCACAGACTGCAAAAGGGTGGCTAGCTGCGCGGCCGACATGTCGTAGACG